TGTTTCCCAGTCACGATCGATTATGGTAGATTTTTTGATCTTCCAAGAAGTTTTTGATTTTTCTCATTTGGAGATAAGAAGTAACCAAAAGCTTCGGAGCTTTACCGCACTTGAACATGATGCTCGAAACAAGCTCGTTCATGATGTCAGTAGAGATACCAGAACCACCAGCAGCGATTTGTGCTGATTGGAAGCGACGAGCAACGTTTACGCCGTAGCGTGAATCACCCGGAACCGCATCACAGATACCTTTAAGACCGATTGGATCGTTGTCTTTAGAGTTCTGCATGTAGATGATTTTTGCAGTCGCATTTCCAGTCAAATCCAAAGCGCCAGACAAACGAGTCAAAGACACCGTGCGAGTAGCCGGAACAACTGAGTCAATGCGGAACACTGCTGAAGTATCAAGCGACACGTTAACGTAGTCGTTTTCTTCCCAGTGACCTTCTACCCATGAAGCTTCGCTAATCACGATAACCGGAGCAGCCGCCGTACCAGTAGCATTCGCCGCCGTAGTAGTACCAAGGGCACCGCTACCATCACCAAACATGATACGAGAAGCATTTCGGTTCCAAGACTCAACAGTCTTTTGAACGTTCCACTTCATTGCCTCAACGAACGCGCCTTCATCAGAAGCAGAAGCTTTCAAAGCCTCACGCTCGATTTCAGTAGTCGCATACACACGCTTAGCAGTAAGAGTTGCCTTTACCGCAGAAGCAGGATTTGGCGTTGGCAAGATGCCGGAACCGACACCACCCGAGAAGAACGTCGGCACTGCCGCTTTGTAGTCTTCACCTGTGAAGTCGTATTGTTTTTTCATTGTTCCGAGAATCGGATTCGCACTGTTGTACGAGTTCTCAGAAAGCTTGCCGAATTTCGTTTTAAACAGGGCTGATTGCGCCTGAATCGAAAAAGCTGACATTTTTACTCCTAGGTCCCTGTTCGGGGACAATAGTTATTAAAATTGTTTCTAATTTTTACATTTCGTCGAAAAACACAGCTTCGGATTTCGTTTGTTTTGTTGCGGCAGGAACATCACTTTTCCCTCGCATAAACTCGTCTTTTTGCTTTGTCTTTTCTTCGATGCGTTTCTCAGTTTTTTTGCTGCCCCAAAGTTCGTCGATAATTTCAGAGACATCTTTAGGTGAAAGTCCGAGTTTAAACCCGTCTTCTGTTAGCTTTAGTAAGCGTTGGTCTCTTGCTTCCGTTGAAAGATTCAACTGAAGTGAATCAAGCTTTTCCGCAGCTGCATCCCAGATGCGATCTTTTTGAATTGTTTCGACGACGTATTCTGGGGTAATTTCTTTCGCTTTATAATCGCTGTACTTCGCGGCCATCTCTCTTTCGTAAGCGGCTACTTGGTCATAACGATCAGCAAATTGTTCCTCAGAAACTTGGTGACTTGCTCTGAGCTTTCCGATGCGGGCAGTAAGTTCCTCGAAGGCTTGCTTCTGCTTGCTGGAAGTTTCGAGAGTGTCGGCGCGATGCTTGTGAATCTTGGCTTCGAAAGCCGAGGCATCTGCCTTACGCTCATCTTCAGTCATCGCATGGTACTTTTCAAGAAGTTCCATATTTTTATTTAAATAGTCTTGGCGGTACTGGACTGCATCCACTCCAGCAATTTGCGCCATCATGAACATTTTGATGTCAGGATCTTTTTCTTGGAAGATCGTTTTGATCTTGTTGGCTGTCTCCTGGAGCTTCATTTCTTTGCTGCCAAGATCTTTCCGCATTTTATGCAGATTTGTGAATTCCTTATCCCATGCTGTCTTTCCAGACTTATCAGCACGAAGATCCTTTAGAGACCACATTTCTTCTTTGCCACTCACCGTGACTGGAAACATTGTCTCTTCGTCGATCTCTAGCTCTTGATCTGCAAACTTTGCTTTAACTGTTTTTCTGGCAGGTTTTTCCTCAGTCTCGGGCTTCTTGCCGTCTTCAGCCTCTTTTGATTTAGACTCAGACTTCTTTGCTGGCTCTTCTTCTGCCTTTTTTGATTTACCCTTGTCGGCATCACTTGTGAGGTCTTTCGATGGCTCACCCTTTGACTCCTTCTTCTCTTTTGATTTTTTCGTAACTTGTTCAAGTTCATCAAAAGTGAGCGGAGCTCCGCCCGCATCAATCTCAACTCTGCCGTCACCTTTGTTCGAAGTTGCCACCTCTGTGACCGGCGTATTTACTCCAGAATTTCCAACCGATGCTGCCGCTGCTGCTTGCGTACTCATAGTACCTCCCTTGGTCCGTGAAACGGTTGCCAATGTTTTGTTTTTTCAATAACGTAAAAACAGATGGGTTGGGTTTGACTTATCTGTGGTGGTTGCCCCGGTGTTGTTCGTAACAGCGCCGGGGTTTTTTATTTATTGGAGCGGATTATTTTGAAACTCAGGATTCTGCGGAGCAAGTGGATCCTGTGACTCTGGAATTTCAGAAACTTCTCTTGCCGGCTGACCTTCCTGATCAACTCCAGGAGGAGGAGCCGTAGGAGGCAAATCAGGCGGCTCCATGAAGAGCGGGAATTGCGGGCACTGAGCCATAATCATCGCTGCAAAACCCGGATTATTGACTGACATTTCCATCATCATCATTTCATGCCCTCTGATGTGATCGATCATAGCCGCGACAATCTCTGGGCCAGCTTTTTCTTTGAATCCAACCGGCTGCATTGACTGAACGTGAATACGCCAGTGCGTGATTTGATCTTCCCACTCACTCGGTTCAATTTGACCTTTGCCATCTTGAATCGCTTCGTTCTCGTCCTCTGCCGCACGTGCCGCCGCAGATCCAACATCATAGAACTTGTCACCTTGAGAAAGACCGGTCATTTCCAAAATCTGCTCACGTGGCAAAAGATCTGGGTACTTGTCGCCAAGATCGATGACTTGTTGAGTTCTCAACGCTTTGGAGTCAGCAAGACCCGAAGTGTTCTGAAGTTCGACTGCGTAATCCTTCTTCAGTGCAGAAATATCAAGCGGGAAATTCTCCCACTTGTTGTCCTTCCCAAGAAGAACCATCGATCTTTCGTCGTCGTCTTGATAGTACTGTGCCGTAGTCTTCAAAATCTTACGATTTACAGCAAGGCGAACGTCATTGAAGTTTGCAACACTTGTACTCATACGACGAGATTCACTCTCTGAAACGTATTGAAGAGCAACGCCGGCCGTAACTCCAGGAGGCGGCTCACCGCGCACTACGGAATTCGACTTCATGAAGCCATAGAACCAGCCTTTGAGCTGCTCAATGAAATTGAAGTGGCCTGCGCCTACCGGATTTGCCTGAGCAAGCACAGGAGCCTTGGCACCCTGCTTTACTTTTACGATGCTGACATCGTTATTAAGCTGCTGTTCGTCAATGGATCCACCTTCCACGAACCACTTTGCGTAGCCGGCAAGCATGAACATCTTGATAACTGAATTCAAAAGGTTGTTTGCTGTTGAAGCGACACCTTTTGTTTTGTCGATTGAAGATTGCCCTGCTAGTTCCTCGTCGTTTTCAATGTCGACCAGGCGCTCAATTGGCAATTCGCCATGATCGTAAGAGAGAGGTCCCTTCTTTGCGATTGCAGCGTTTACAAACACACATTCGTATCCCTTTGGCATGTACTTCGTGCGCTTGTGATAGAAAGTAATCTTGCGGGCTTTGCCAACAAGGTTCACTTGCTCCATTTTCTCGAAGTCAAAAACCTTAGCGTCTTTATCTTCAACGATTTTGTCGGAAATGTGTGGATAATCGAGCTTCATCGCTTCGACGTAATCAAGTTCCACGATAAAGCAGTAGTTTACGTTCTCCCAGCGATCAGCCTGCTCGTAAAACAACCAGTTAACCGTCTTATGAAGAACTTCAGTGTCACCTTGTGTGATTCCTTGAGAGACTTTCGCCCCATCAGCCGTTGTTCGAGGAATATCGATCGGCTGCTCTGAAACGTTTCCATCTGGCGTTGGTGTAGGGATCTTGATCGGTTCACCAAGATCAGGATTCCACCGAATCCATAGGAAAGACTCGCCCACGACCTGAGAGTTGTTCAGAAGCTTCTTATATTTATTGTCGAGGCGCTGAGTTCTATCGACGTGCTGCAAATATCGTTTTGCGATCTTGGCGTCGACTTTATCTTTTGCCTCATCGTGCATCGGAAGGACTACGACAGCCGGCTTTATCTCCAGGATGCGAGCTGTGCGCTCGTCAATGGCATCGGAAATCAGCGGAAGTACAACTTGCGGTGTGAACTTTCTCTGAGTCTCCAACACGTCCCGAGGATAATAAATCGTGTTGAAATATTGATAACCTTTATAGCGGAGATAGTTGTTTTTTGCTCGTTCTAGATATGACTGCCGGGAATTTCTAATCCCAACCATTTCCTGCTTGAGCCAAGTCAGGAGAACGTCGTCATTTGAATGATCGATAGCAAAAAAAGGAAGTCGAGGAGCCGTCGAATCGAGGTTCTCTAAATCATCCCAAGTTACAGCTTCCATTTGTGTCCCCTTTCTATGGAGAAAACAAATGAGCTAGGTTTTAAATCCTACGTCTGTGGTGGAGTCGCAGGTGTCTTTTTATTTCGTAAATTCTCTAGATATTCTCGTTCCTCTGCATCGAGAGGATCATCTAGGTCACGGTACGGGCTCGCGGTTGCTCGACCCATTTCGTTACCAAACATGCTCAGGTCTCCGAAAGGACTCGGCACCGGAACGTGCTGAATGGTGTGTGTACTGAAAAAGTTCTTTGCCAGCATGATCGAAATACAAACGATGCTGAGTAAAACTGCGAAGATGCTAAGAATTAGGGAAGCCAACAGCACGACATTCTCCTTCCATTCTAATAGGCATTTTTTCGTAGTGCTTCTCAATTGCAAGATACTCGTGCACAACCTCTTCACACATGCGAAGTCCTTCTACAACTCCCTTGTAGTGCTTTCTCTTCTCAGGACAAGAAGTTGTTTGCATCAAATCAATATGGGTATTCTTTAAAGCATTTACGTGTCGTGAAAACGTATAGGCATCAAGCTTCGCATCGCTCATGATCCAAGCCTTTCCATCATTTGTTTTTTGATTTTCTCGCGTTCTTCTTCCGAAGTCATAGTCTCACGGCCCAAAAGACGCTCCTGCTCCTGTCTAATGGAAGCCTGGTCTTTTAGATTATCGACGGCTCTCTGCATGGCTTCTGCCATAACATTTCCGTCCATTCCATTTTTCTCGCTGTAACCAATGAAGTCTTGAGGTCGCCATTTGCGTTCCATCAATCGATCTCCGCATAGGAAGTTTGAAGAATAATCTCGTCTTCTGGCCGGTAGCCGCGACGGTCCTCTTTTGGAATGATAACAGGCTTGCGCAGGTCTTCAAGATTTAATCCCATCGCGCCAAGTCCGTATTGAATTGCATTGATCAAGTGATCATTCACTTTTGGAATTTTTCCCTTCTCATCCTTGATATAAGACTCCATTTCCCAAATTAGTTTTCCGCATTTTATGCAGATTGTGAGAAGGCTCTGGTTAAACATCTCGCGAACTAAGTTGATATATCCGTCCACGCCGAACTGTGACTTGTCTGACTGAACCATCCACCAGTCGGAATCAATTGCAGCGATCTCGTTTCTGAACCAGGCGGCCGCCTCGTCGTATGCAAAGTTCACGTCTCGCACTTTACCCCTGAATGGCTCTATAACTTCGTTTACCGCATCGTAAACCGCACGAGCTGTCATCTTCTCCGGCTCCTGAATATAGAGCTCATCGAAAGCGATCACGTGCTTTGTGTGCGGATTAAACAAAAGAAAGATAACACCGAAAGTAGAAGTAGAGGCTGGATCGAAAGCCACCCACAAATACCATTTGTTGAGGTCCTTTGGTCTTACTTCCTCGAAATCCGGAAAACTCGCCCGCAAAATCTGCGGAAAGATCGAGTGTTTTGAGCCTTTGACAAAGATGGCTTCATATTCACGCATCCAAACATCGAGCTGCCCTTGCGCCACCAATTTTTCTTTTTGGCGGGCCAGGAATGACCTTGAGTTGTGATGATTGTCCATGGAAGTTGCACGAGTCCAGAACGCATCCGATCGTTTCTTCAGATCGGCCATTATGTCGACATAGTGATTGTGAATTTCTGGAGGTGTTCCAAGGTAAAGTGCTGGCGCATCGTACCTGGCGCGATTCGGCTCCATTGCTTCGATAAATGCTGGCTTGTGGTCTTTCAGTTCATCATAGACAACTAGTCCCTTCGGTTTAATACCGCGAAGAGAATCAACGTTGTCCGAACCATCGATCTTGATAAAGGAACCGTTTTTAAAGCGGATCCGCATCTCTGTGTTGTTAGGCTCACCCAGCATCCAGTCTTTTGGCCCAAAATTCTGAATCCGCTGAGGTGCCCAGAGAATTTCTTTCGCCTGCTTTTGCAAAGGCTCGAAAATGTAATTTTCGCTTCCAGGATTTTCCATGGCGTACCGCCAGGTGCAGTAGGCCGCAATATCGGTTTTACCAGACGAGCGCCCGCATTGAGCGCCGTTGTCTTTGGTCTTTAAGTAAAAAAGAGAGTGCCCCAAGTCGATCTGCCAAGGGAGGGGGCTCCAGTTACGGTGCAAGCCCTCCCGGATCGTGACTGGGAAAC